GACGCCAACTTCGCCGCCACGGTGACAAACTCGCTGTCCGGCAAAATGGAAAAAAGCCAAAACGGCGCGGATATCCCGGATAAAGCGCGTTTTCTCGAAAACCTTGGTTTGGGGGAAGGGTCTGCGCTACCGGTGGGGACCCCGATTCCCTGGCCGTCCGCGTCGGTCCCTACGGGATGGCTCCAGTGCAACGGTTCAAGCTTTACTGCCGCGCAGTATCCAAAGCTGGCGCAGGCCTATCCGGAACTCAAATTACCGGATCTGCGAGGCGAGTTTATTCGTGGTTGGGATAGTGGGCGTGGGGTTGATGGCGGGCGGGCATTACTTGCTGCTCAAGGCGATGCTATCAGGAACATCACTGGGTTCGTAAGTGGTGCAGGCGGTATGTATTTTGATGGATTTGGTGGTGCATTTTATGATTCAGGTGCACGAAATGGTGCAGCCCCTTCTTCTGGACATTCTGTCAGTTTTAACGACGATATCATTTTCGATGCATCTCGTTCTGTGCCTACGGCGGCTGAAAACAGACCCCGTAACATCGCATTTAACTACATCGTGAGGGCCGCATAATGTCGACAGCCGAATTGAATCATGACCTGATCGCCGTGGTGGCCGGGGATATCACCGTCTACCATTTTGATGAGTTAACCGGTGAATATCATTTCCCGACCACGCAATACCTGCCGGTGGGCGTCGGATTGCCCGCGCACTCCTGTTTCGATGCGCCGCTGGTGCCTAAAGAGGGATACGCCATTTGTAGAAACGCCGAGCGCTCCGCATGGGAATATATCAGCGACTATCGCGGCGAAACGGTTTACAACACGCAAACCCGGCAACCCGTCACGCTGACGACGCTGGGGGCGTATCCGGAAAATACAACGCCGCTTGCGCCCGCGACGGAATACGATGTCTGGGACGGGACAAACTGGGTGTTGGACGTTGCTGCAAAGCATGAAGGCGAGATCGCGGAAGCAGAACAACGCCGACAAACGCTGCTGACTGAGGCAGATAGCATGACGTCGGACTGGCGGATCGAGCTGATGCTCGGCGATATCAGCGACAGCGACAAAACCAAACTGTCGGCGTGGATGGCCTATAAATCCGCGGTCAAAGCCGTCGATGTATCAACGGCCCCTGACGTGAGCTGGCCTGCACAACCAGAGAAGTAATTTCTCCATCAGCGCTCTATGTGGGCCAGTCTGGAAACAGGCTGGCCTTTTGTTTAAGTGATAACGCTGAGTGTTCATCGCGGTCATCGCGGGAATGACATCGGATGGGGAAAGCGCCTGCCTGCTCTGCGTTTTGTCGTGAAATCATCGGGGTCTTACGCGGTGCGGTAGGCTGGCGGTCATGATCAATATGGAAGGTGACCCTAGAAGAGAATACGTTCACGATCCTTCTCCCGGGAGGGATGAAAAAAACGGGGAGGTGAGTCCCCGTTTTTCGTCTTCAAAGCTGAACATCATGCTAGAGCATCGTCAGCCAATGGCTTCCACATTGCGTGCAGGATAGATAGTGGTGAAATCGGCATCCTGATAAAACAGACCGTCTGCATCGTTAAGAAACATCCCCGCTTCGCAGAAAACGCCTTCCGCAATCGGCGCCACGCGGTAGCCAGGCATCGCGAACTGGTCGTCTGTCAGAATCACATTTTCCACGCGCCGACTATTTTCAGGAAGTAACGCTACTTTTTTTGTCATGTTTACCACTCCACAATTAACATACCAGGTTGGCCACCGGCGCCTATACCGTAAAGGCCGGTAGAACCGCCTCCACCGCCTGAGCCATAACCATATCCCTTATAACCCGCTACACCGACGGTACTTCCCGCCGCACCAGAGCGAACCATACCGCCGCCGCCGCCGAACGGACCGGAAGCACCCGCCCCACCGGAGCCTGAGGCGATAACTGGAGAGCTGCCCACGCCATCATTACCGAAACTGCCGCTTGGATAGCCGACTCCGCCGGCCCCACCATATTGACGGTCGCTACCACCGCCTGGATCACCGCCGCCACCGCCAGCCAACGTCAGGTAGTTGCCGAACGTTGTTGCGCCTCCGCCTGAACCCGGGGTGCCATCATCAGCTGCCCGTGTTATTCCTGCTGAACCGGCCGCGCCGATGGTGACAGCAATGACCTCACCTGGCGTAACATTCACGGCTTCCTTGATGACCGGCTGACCCGCGCCGCCGCCGCCGCCGCCGCCGCCCCATTCATAAGTGAGCGTTCGGCATCCACCGCCACCACCGCCACCGCCGCCACCGCATCCAGACAGATAGACAGTGCTTATCCCTTCCGGAACGATGAACTGACCGCTGGTCAAAAATTTCTGCAATCCACGCGCCCGCGCAATCTCTTTTTGAACGTTTTCTTTGAATCCCAAATGCTCTCTAAACTGAGCTGCGTCAGCGATATCCGCCCCGTTTTGATCGATAGACATCTTACCGGCCAGCGACTTACTCACCGTCTCGACGAAGTTAGCGTCGATAGCGGATTTGACGAAGGCCGTTGTCGCAATCTGCGTGGTGCTCACGCTCGCTTCGGCGGTTGGCGCGGTAGGGATACCGCTCAGCGCTGGGCTGTTGGACGGCGCTTTTTTCGCCAGCGAATTAGCGACCGTCGATGCAAAGTTCGCATCGTTGCCAAGTGCGGCAGACAGTTCTTTTAACGTGTCCAATGCCGCCGGTGAACCGTCGACCAGCGCAGCCACGATGCTTTTCACGAATGCCGTCGTCGCCAGCTGATCGCTGTTGCTGTCGCTCGCGGGCGTCGGCGCTTTCGGCGTGCCGCTGAAGGTCGGGTTCAGCTTCGGTGCGTACTGGGTATGCGGGTCGGCAGCAGATTTATGCTGTTCAAAATCCGTACTCGTCGCTTCCTGATTATTTTTTAGATAGAGGGTGCGATAAGCCAGTTCCTGCGCCTGACGGTTGGATATCCCACCGGGACCGCCCACCACCGGGTCCGAGGTTTCCAACTGGTATATACCGTCGGTCCACTCGGCTTTTTCTATTAACTCTGCCATTATATATCTCCTTGATTATTATTTGCTTTTGTTTCTTCAGGACGATATTGCGCATCGTTAGAAACCGTTATCTCAATCCAACACGGGTATCCATGCTCATCGGTTCCCAGCTCGTTTCCAGCCGGAGCGACAGAAAAAAGACGCAAAGTCGATTCATCCACATCCACTCCTTCTTCCGGCCACGCACCTGCTGACCTGTAGGCGTTTTCCAAAACGTAGGGGTAGAACTTACCGTTAGAAAATTTATACATACGTCCTCACATCCCAATAGCAATCCAGTTGATGCTGGTGGCGGCGGTGCCGTTATTTAAAAAGAACTGAGCGCAGGAGCGCGTGTCTGGAGAGGTTTTGCGCCGTAGCGTCGCATTGGTTGGATTGACGTCATCGTAGATGCAGCCCACTACGCTAAATGCAATCCTCGGGAAGGGGATATTAAAATTGACCGTTACCGGCGAGGCAGCCCCTGTGACGCTTTGCCCCCATTGCATAATCAGTCCGCCAGGCAAGAGCTGCCAGCCGTTATAGTCATTCAAACCCGCAAAAGACGACATATCCGGGAGCTGATTTTGACCGTTTCCCACCCCGCGTTTTGCTGCTTCTCCCAAACCAAGGTTTTCGAGAAAACGCGCTTTATCCGGGATATCCGCGCCGTTTTGGCTTTTTTCCATTTTGCCGGACAGCGAGTTTGTCACCGTGGCGGCGAAGTTGGCGTCGTTGCCGAGCGCGGCGGAAAGTTCCTTCAGTGTGTCCAGGGCGGCCGGCGAACCGTCAACCAGCGCATTGATAGCCGATTTCACGAAGGCCGTCGTCGCAATCTGCGTGGTGTTCACGCTTTGTTCGGCGGTCGGCGCGGTCGGAATACCGCTCAGCGCTGGGCTGTTTAGCGGGGCTTTTTGCGCGATGCTGTTCGTTATCGTCGTCGCAAAGTGCGGATCATTGCCCAGCGCGACGGACAACTCTTTCAGCGTATCCAGCGCCGCCGGAGAACCGTCGACCAACGCGGCCACCACGCTTTTCACAAACGCCGTCGTCGCCAGCTGATCGCTGTTGCTGTCGCTCGCGGGCGTGGGCGCTTTCGGCATGCCGCTGAACGTCGGGTTCAGTTTCGGCGCGTACTGGGTATGCGGGTCGGCCGCGGCCTCATGCTGCGCCAGACCGGCGCTGGTCGCGTCCAAATTGTCTTTCAGGTAACGCGTGCGGTAGGCCAGTTCCTGCGCCTGACGGTTGGATATCCCGCCGGGGCCGCCCACCACCGGGTCCGAGGTTTCCAACTGGTATATCCCGTCGGTCCACTCGGCTTTTTCTGTTAACTCTGCCATTAGGCACTCCCGTAGTTGTAACTATTGTCATAGATTGCCGTGCGGTTGTAGCGAATCGGCACGGCGGTATATTCGATGCTGGCCAGATGGCAACGCGCGGGGGCGATGGCCTCTAGCGTGCGGCGCAGCATCTGCGCCTGATCGTTGGTGATCGGCTGTTGCAACAGCACGCGGTAAACCGCCCATTTGCTGTCGTCGCCATACACGAACAGATTGTTGTAACGGCGTTCGCCGTCGTAATTGAGGCGTCCGATATGCTCGATCAGCTCGACCTCGCCGAAGCCCAGGCTGCGGATCACCGCGCGGATCGCCCAGGGCGTGCCCTTGTAGCGATGCATTTCGATGGCGGTTTTGATCATCGCCCGGCGCGCGTCTTCCGACTCCGCCAGCACCCAGCCGTCTTCCTTCAGCGAAAACTGTTCGGCCAGCGCGTCCAGGGCGCTGCTGTCGACGATGTCGACGAGGTAAACCATCAGCGCCGACAGATCCAGCTCATCCCAGCGCTCGGCCAGATTCGCCAGCGCGGTCAGGCTGACGTCCCCCGCCAGCGGGGGAGGAAGCGGCAGATCACTCATCCGACACCCCCGTCGCCACAATCTCGATACCGGTGCAGTGCGCCCACTGATGCTCTTCCACCGTCAGCGACTGCGAGGGCGACGTCAGCGAGACGTCGTAGACGCCGCTCACCGACAGCGCCGCCATGATCTGGCTGAGCACGATGTCTTTGCCGAGCGTCGCCGCCCGCGCCTGAACCCAGGCGGCGGCTGCGGTTTCCGCCGCGGCTTTTACTGACTCGGAGGATTCGCCGCGCTTGATGACCAGCTGCGCATGGAGGGCATAATCCACCCGCTCCGGCGCGCTGACGGTGACCGTATCGGTCAGCGGACGCACCTTCTCGGCCGAGCACAGGCTCTCGACGGCGGTGAGCACCGCCTCATCCGGCAGCCCGTCGGACATCAGCGGGTACAGCTCGACCGTCCCCGGCGNCGGCGACACCACCGCGACATCGACGATGTCCGGGTGCGCGCTCAGCGCGTGGTAACGGTACGCCAGCCGGGAACCCGCGGTGCTGAAGGCTTCGGGCGCCAGCATGATGCGCTCGCGCAGCTTCTCGTCGTCTTCCTGCTCGGAACCGCCGCTGGTGGCCGTCAGGTTGCTGACCTGCAGGTCGAGGAGATCGCTCACGTCGTCCAGCAAGGTGCTCACCTGCGCGGGCTGCCAGCCGTTGCCGACGGTGCCCGCTTCGGTGCAGGTCGCCGTCGTGCTGACGCTCGTCGCGCCGGCTTTGAGCACGGCGTCCGTATCGGTCGCGAAAATGACGCTGTCGGAGGCGCTGACCCGCAGCCCGGCGGGGATCAGCACGTCGGTCAGCGGCGCGGTGTCGACAGTGAATGCCAGCGTCGTCTGCGCGGACTGCGCAGCCAGGCGATAAACGCCCACCAGCTCGCCGAGATAATCCAGCATCGGCGCACGCGCGTAGCGCACCAGGTTTTGCTTGGCCGCATCCTGAATGGCGCTGCGCAATAGCATTTCGCGATAGGCGATAAGGTCGATCAGCAGGCGCTCCGCCTGTGCCGGATAGAGGGTTTTGCCGCTGTCCGCCTCATAGCGGGCAATCATTTCAGCCGTGATCGCCTCTGCATCACGTTCGATAAACACAGGCTCTGTTGTTAACGCCATACCAGCTCCGTTTGTTGTTCCACGCCTGCGACCGTGCGCCACTGCACCCGCAGCGTCAGATGTTCGCCGTCCACCGTGGGTTTCACGCCCAGCAGTTTGCAGCGCGGCTCCCAGCGCTTGATGGCCTCAACCGACTCCCGCACCACGTGCGGAATAGCCCGGTCGATCGGGTAGTCGAGGTAACGATGCAAATCGCTGCCGAACTCCGGACGATGCGGGTCGCTGCCGCGCGGGGTGCGCAGAATAATGAAAATGGATTGAGCAATATCGGCGGCGCCCTCGACTAAATCGCCGGGGTGTTGCAGTGCCGGTTGCCAGAAGATTGAGTTCGTTTTCATGCGCTCAGTATCCCCGCCAGCCCGCGCCAGTGCTTGTAAAGACAGTTAAAGGTACGCGAGGCGCCGTCGCGAAAAATGGCGCTTTTACTGCCCTTGCCCAGCTAAGGATCGCTTGTCCGAGGCTCGCCCTCAAAACGGTCGAAAGAGGGGCGAAAACCGGTCGAAAAGGGAATAAAACGGCGGTGGGGAACAGGTCTAAACAAGGAGTGAAACGGGTGTGGGATAAGCGCCCCAAGCGGCGAAAAAAGGTGTGCGGCCACAGCCCCTCCCCCTTTTCCACAGCGGGAACACCGTCAAGGGCGAGGTGACGTCATGAAAAAACGGGTTGAGTTTCGGTGGTTGGGTGTCGGGCAGGATAAAAACGGATATCGCCCCCAGATGCCATCACAAAATCAGAGAATCAGAGAATCAGAGAATCAGAGAATGAAAGAATGAAAGAATGAAAGAGTGAAAGAGTGAAAGAGTCAGAGGCAATGATGCGTCGGTGCCGGAGAAGGGCCTTTTCTGCCCGCCCTTCCCCGTATGCCGTTAGTGCGAGTGGTGGTTGGAGTTGCCGCCCGCGTCCATGACGGAACCGGTGGCGCTGACGTTGCCGTTGACGGTGACGTTGCCCTGGATAGTCGCCGCCGTACCGACCATATCGCCCTGATAGGTCAGCTTCCCTTGCACCAGCACATTGCCGGTAAAGGTGGTGTCGGGCGAGTCAACGGTGGCGCGCGGTGTTTTAACCACCACGTCCGCCTGCGTTTCGATGACGATGTGCTGTATGCCGCCATTGACCGTCAGCGTGTGCGTGGCGCGATCGTAATAGAACGCCGCGCCGTCCGAGTAGGTGCATCCGCGAGCCTGCGCGTTGTTGACCGGCGGCGTGTCGACGCTGGAGTAGATGGCGCCGAGGATCACGCCGTCTTCCCCGTTGTCGTCCAGCAGCACCCGTACCTGTTCGCCGATGTCCGGCAACCAGTAGTCCTTGTTATTTTGCGTGTTGCGCTGCAACACCTCCAGCCAGGCGGTGCGCAGGTTGTCGCACTCCGGCAGCCGCACCCGGGCGCGTACGCCCGCGGCATCAACGGCACTCACCGTGCCGACACGTAACGAAGTCATAGTTCGCCCTCCTGACGATTGGCCCGTGCTCGCACGGCAAAAATGCTCGCGTGGTTCGCTTTTTTCATCATGACGCGCCCTCTTTTTTCGTGGTTTGCGTGGTGCCGCCGTCGGGGTGATAGACAGACAGCGTATTGGATGAACCGCTGGTCGCCTGACGGGTGCCCTTGGTGACCGGGCCGCGGACGATCTCCAGTTCGCAGACGTAGCCGCCGTCGCGAGTGAGCGAATGCCGCACCTGATTCAGCAGCCAGTTGCCGGAAAAGCGCCCGAAACCGCTCAGCGCAATCTTGTTGCCGGCCACCAGCGAGGTGGCGCCCATCAGCGTCAGCTGACCGCTCTCCTGCTGTTCGTTGTGCTGGTCCAGCGCCGCGTTGGCCTTCACCTCCGCCGTGTCCTTGTCGGTCGTGCGGCTGTTGACGTTCAGCGTATCCGCGCTGGTCGCGCTGTCATCGGTGGACTGCGTCCCGTCGGCCTTGTAGGTCACCAGCTGCTTCTTCGCCGGATCCTGATGCTTGATCTTCGCTCCCTCATAGACCTGGCTGATGGTGTCGCGCACCGAAAAGCTGGCGACGTCGTTGCGGGTCAGCGTCTTCACCGGCTCCTGGCTGCGCAGCGCGCCGAGATGCGAGAAAATCAGCTGGGTGCTGGTCACCTTCACCGCGTAGCCGTACTCGCTGGCCAACCGTCGCAAAAAAGCGACATCGGTCTCGGCGTACTGCGTGATGCGGTCGAAGCGGATGGGCGCGATGCTGCCCACCAGCGTCAGCTTATGTTTCTTGGCGATGCGGTTGGCGATGGCCGCCAGCGTGGTGCCTTCAAATCCCCGGCTGGATTTGGTGCGCAGCGCGGTTTTGACCGAGGTCGCCACCCCGCGCATCGACACCGTCGAGGGCGGCGAGCGCACTTCGATCTCGTCGATGCTGAAGGTGCCGCAGTCCCGCAGGGTGTCGCCGCGATAGCCGAGTTTTAGCGACAGGGTGTCGCCTTTTCCCGGATACCAGGCGTCTATCCAGCGGCCCTCGGTGTCGTCCAGCTCCACATCCAACGTGTCCGACTCGTTTTTGATGCTGTCGGTGTAGGTCAGCCGCGTGACGTAAGGCGCGATATCGTTGGTGATATCTTTTTGCAGATACCACAGCGTGAAAATCGGCTGCGGCACCTCGCGGTTGGCCGCCGACGCGGCCTGTTCTGCAATCAGCGTAGCCACGGCGGCGTCTCCTCCGTCAGAACGACGTCAGCCTGCTCAATCACCGGGATCGACAGCATGATGCCGGAATCCAGCACGGGCGTGACGGCCACGTGCGGATTAGCGGCGATAATGCGGTCATAGCCCAGCGGATCGCCGTAGTAACGGTAGGCCAACGCGTCCCAGCGCTCGCCCTGCGTGGTGATGTGCTCGATAAACATCAAATCCTCCTCGTCGTGATAGCGGCGGTCAGCGAACTTACGACCGGCGCGACTTTCTCCAGCGTGTCGCTGGCGGCGCTGAGCTGCGTGGCAACCACGTCCAGCGCAGGCGACAGGTCGTCCAGGGTACTGACGTTAATCCCCGACAACGCTTTGTGGGCGCTCTTCACAAAAGNGATGGCCTGATCCGCCGCCTTCGCCACCCGGCTCACTTCCGGGAAGGTCGCGGTGACCGCCGCCAGCGCCGGGACGGCTTTCTGCAACGGTTCGACGGCGGTGCCGATCTGAGTCAACAGCGTCGGCACCTGGCCCAGCGCCTGCGACGGGTTGCTCTTCATTTTCTGCACCGTCTGCACCACCGCTGAGACGTTTTTCACCACCGACTGCGCGGTGCGGACGTAGCCCACCGCCGTGCGGATCGCGCTGGCGATGCCGGATGCGGCGGCCGTTGCCGTCGCTACCGTCTGGCTGTTCGGCACGCCGGTGTTGACGGCGGGCGCCGCCAACGGATTTTTCGGGTCGCCGACGTACTCGCGCAGCGTCACTTCCGCCGTCAGCGCCAGCACGTTGCCCGACTTGTCGGTCTGCTGACTGGTGGCGCGCACCTGGGTCAGCACGAACCAGCCGCGATAGTCGCCGTTGCCGAAGACCAACGCCTGCGCCTGATGCGATCGCAGCAGATTGCGCAGCCGCGCCAGCTCGACGTCCGGCGTACAGAACATTTGGTTGAACACCAGGCTGATGCTGATCTCATCCAGTTTTTCGCCGATAAACTGCAGGCCCGGCTTGCCCTCAATGCGGGCGTGTTCGGCGTAATCCGCGCCGAACTGCGCCTCGAAGCCGTCCCAGTAGGCGATCAGCTCGAATTCGATATCTCCCAATACGGCAAACATTATGCATACCCCCGGCGTTGCTGCTGTTCCATCACCTTCTGGATCATTTTTTCCAGTTCATGCAGGCTCAGATTGAGCGCGTTTTTGATTTCCGGCGTCGCCGTCGCGGGCTGGCCGTTAACATGGATGGTCGGCGAGAACGACAGCTTCAGCCCCTCGCCCGCGCTCGTCTTCGCGTTGGCGTTAGCGCCCGTCGTCGCGGGCATCTGCGGCACATCGTCCACGGTCTTGCGGGCCGGAGGCGGCGTCACCACGGCGTGTTCACGCTGGGTGATCGNTTTGTTCGAGCCCTTGTCGTCGTCCTCCGCCTTATCGTTGAACCAGCTGCTTATATTGCCGCCCAGATTCGAGACGAAGCTTTTCAACTTCTCCCATTTATCCGTGATGCCCGAAATTAACGAGCCGATCAGGTTGCTGCCAAACTCACTGAATTTGCCGGGCAAATCCACGCCGAAATAGCTCAGAACCCCCGCGAACAGCTTGTAGAAAATGCCGAGCGGCGACCAGTCCACGAGGATTTGGGTCAGACGGCCGATACCGCCGCTGAAATTGGTTTTCAGCCCTTCCCACAGCTCGGAGGCCCACTGGCTGAGCGAGCTGCCGAAACCGCTGAACACGGCTTTGACGCTCTCCCACTTTCTGCTGATGGCCGCCGACAACGCGCCAATCATTTTGCCGCCCGCTTCGCTCAGGTTGCTCGGCAGTTTGATGTTGAAGTAGCCCAGTACGGCGGCGAACAGTTTGTAAATGATGCCGATGGGCGACCAGTTGAGCAGCAGTTTGCTCACGCCGCCGATACCGCCTCGGAAGGCTTTTTTGACGTCTTCCCAACGCGCGCTGAACCAGTTGCTGATCGGCTCCCAGTAGCGGTAAATCAGGTACGCCCCGACCGCGATGCCGGTAATCAGCAGGCCGATGGGGTTCATCATCAGCGCACGGCCGAACACCATCACCGCGCGTCCGGCGATTGACAGGCCACGTCCCAGCGCGCCGCCAAAACGCATGATGCCGGACTGCGCCAGCGTCAGGCCGGATCGCACCCATCCCGACACCGAGCGCATTCCGCTCATCACTGCGCGACCGACCGCCGACATCCCGCGTCCCATCGCGCCCCCAAAACGGGTGGCGGCGGATTGCGCCAGCGTCAGACCCGATTGCAGCAGGTTCAGCACATAGCGCACCCCGCTAATCGCGGCCTTGAAGACGGAGAACGCCTGTCGGGCTACAACGACAGCCTGAATCAGACCGGGATGCTGCTGAATCCAGCGGGAGAAGCCGTCCAGCACCGGCATCACGGCGTCGCCGACCGCCATCAGCGCGGGGGCGAGCGCTTCGCCCACGCTGAGGCTCATGTTGTTGGCGGCCACCTGCATGTGCTGCCACTGGCCCTTCAGCGTATTGTTCTGCGCGGACGCATCCCGCGTGGTCGTCCCTTCCGCCGCCGGGCTGAGCATCGCCTGTTTGTTCTGCTGATAGCCGCTCCAGTTCTGACGCATATTGAGTAGATGCGACACCGCCTGCTTGTTGTCGAAGACCTTGGACAGCCCGGATTTCGCCATCAGGCGCTCCTGCGTCGACATGTCGCCTTTCGCCACGGCCGCCTGCCACTCCTGCTTGAACTTTTCGCCTTTGTCGTCGATCAGCCGTTGGCCGATCATCAGCGAAGCTTCGTAGGTGGAGAATCCCTGCTTGATGTAGTCCGCCATCGACGCCTGATAGTTCACGCCCGCCGACGCATAGCGCTCGCCGATGTCGTTGCTATTGACGGTGTCCAGCCACCCTTTGAGATTGGCGACAGCGGTGTCGTCGCTGCCCGACGCGGCTTTGCCGACCGCCAGACTGGAGACAATCTGGCTCAGCGCCTCGTCGCCGGTGCTGCCGTTCTGTTCGAAGCCGCGCGCCAAACCCGGCAGCGATGACGACAGCGAAGCCACGTTGAGATTGCCCGTTTTCGCGCCGGACAGCATGTGGTCGAACGCGCCGGCGACGGCCTGTTTACCGTCGAACTTGAGGGTATTGAAGGCCGCGCCTACCTGCGCCATCTGCCGGATATCCGCCTGCGTGGCCGCAGCGGCCGTGCCGACGACGCCCAGCAAGTCTTTGCCCTTCATCGGGTCTACGCCGCCCTCTATCAGCGTCTGCAGCCCGGCAGTCAGGACGGACTGGCGCTGATTAGTTTGCAGCGAGAACTCCCGCAGCGCGTCGGCGATCTGCTGCTCCTGCGAGCCGGACAGCCCGCGGCTGACGGTGATATTCCGCAGGCTGGCCTGCTGATCCGCGTAAGACTTGACCCCGTCCACGACGGGCGCCGCGGTCTCTTTGACGTTGGCGACGGACTCGGACCAGTCCGTGCGCAGCGCCGCCCGTCGTTGGGACAGCGCGTCATATTTTTCGCCCAGCGTTTGCAGCCGGGTCTGCTGCGAAATCAGGGTGTCCTGAGTGCGACCGACGTCTTTCATGCCGTCGTTGAGCCGCTGAAAGTTGCGGGCGCCCTGACTCGCGGCCTGCGCCATCGACTCCATCACCCGCACCTGCGACATCATCATGCGTTGATACGCCTGGTCGAATGACTCCATCGAACGGCGATATTCCAGCAGCGACTGCCGAAACGCGGCGGTTCCGCTGGAGAATGCATCGAAGTTGGCCATGATCGTTCTATCCTTAAGCCAATGAAAAAAAAGGGATCGCGAGAGGGATACGGGTGTGCCCGGCCGGGCGGGAAGGGAAAACGACCGACGTTGGCCGCGGACTGCGAACGGCCCGCGCGGCGGCGGCTGATGCGAGGGTCGAACGAACGCGGAAGCCCTCTCCCCGTTTCGTCCGACGCCGCGCGGAGCGTGTCTCGGTATTCCCTCCTTCAGTCGCCGTGCTCACGTTTAATCTGGTCCCTGGCCATCTCCAGCCAGTCTTCCAACTCGTCGATCGTTAAGTTATTCAGCTCACTCGGCTGAAACCGAAACCACCTCGCCAGCAGCGCCTGTGCTTCCATCAGTCCCTTCGGACTTAACCACGCCAGACAGTTTTTGAAATCGTTTGGACAGCTCCATGAAGTCGGCCAGATCCATTTCATCCAGATCTTCCGGCACCATGTCGCTGGCGCGCGCCAGCAGCAGGCTGTCCCAGTCGGAAGCGTTGTCGGTCAGTTTCATGACCGCTTTCAGGTCTTTGGCCTTCAGGCGCCGCAGCGTGAGTTCAGTCAGACGCTCGCCAGCCGGCGTGGTGTAAGGAAACTGCAACAGGTACTTTTCGCTATCGGACATCGTGTGCTCCAGAGTGTGATTGGGGGCCAGCCGCAACGGCGGATGGCCGATATTCGTGATAAAAGGTCGGCGTTTCACCGACGTTCGTGTTTATTTGTCTGTTTTAGACGGCCTGCGCGCTCCGTTTGCCTTCGCCCGTGGGCGACCGAGCCGAACGGCGCGTTCTGTCGCGCTTTCGTCGGTCGGCGTCGCCGCCCGGCAAAGAAAAAACCGGTAGCAATGAAAGACCGGTCGGCGCAATCGTGCTGCTCGCCAAAACAGGTCGGTTCTCGTAAGAACCGGGGTGCTTGCCCGGCCAAAGCCGTGCGGCACATGTTGGTTTAGAACGGTCGGGCCGCCGTGATGGCCGGCCGCGACCGTGGGTGTCGCCTGGTGACGACGTTCGAAAAACTCGCTGTCGTCCCCAGGCGACGCGGCATTAGCCGCCGATATTGGTGCGGTAGTCGCTCAGCTGATCGACGCCGTTGACCATGAAGATGTTCGCCAGATAATCCAGCTCAAGGATGTCTTCGCCATCCATCACCTGCTTGACGTAGGTGCAGTTGAAGCTGGAGCTGAACTCCGCATTTTCGTGCGGTTTGAAGGTGCCCAGCGGGTTCTTCTTAAACATCACGGTCAGGTAAGTGATCATCGGCACTTCGTCGACGCGGCCCTGCGCGGTGTAGCGTTCCACGCTGGAACGGCACTGCAGAGACAACGCGCTGTACGGGTTGGCCGTGGCCAGCATCGCTTCGCGGTAGAAGGAGTTCCATTTGATCTCCCCTTCCAGCTTGTCGAACCCGGAAGGCAGTTCGATTTTGCCCACCATGCCGAGCGCTTTGTGCTCCTGCATGGTCATGCTGATGTCCGGCAGTTTGATTTCTTCCGCACGGCCCAGCAGATTCGCCCCGCTCAGATAAATATTCGCATTGGTGATGCGATTGACTTCGATTTTAGCCATTAGCTATTCCCCTTCAGCGTCACCAGGTATTCGGAGGTGATCTCGGATTCGTAAGACAGACGTTCCAGCGGCGGCGGCGGCGTGAACTTGTAGCTCAGCAGCACGTGGCCTGCGGCCAGCTCGGTTTCTTCATTGCGTGCGGCGTCGTACCAGCACTTGAAGCCCAACAGCGCGCCGTTGCCGATCAGCGTACGGCCATAGGCGTTGACGGATTCGGTCAGCGCGTCGATCAGCGCCTGGCTAATCGGCTGGTCGATGAACTGCGTGCTGAAGTAGCGGATGGATTCGTTGATCACATCGGCGGTACGACGCACGTTTTCAAAGTTGCGCATGTGGGTCACGGACGGCCAGGCCGCCTGACGGTTGCCCCACAGACGCAGGCCGCTGCCGTAGCTGTTGAACACCGTGGTGATGCCCTGTTCGTTCAGCAGGTTCACTTCGCAGTTCGGGTCGTCGATCATGGCTGACAGCTGGCGTTCCACGCCGGTGATGCCGGAGATCTCTTGGTTGGAGCTGCTCCACCAGTAGCCTTTCTCGTTGTCCACCTTGGCGCGCAGGCCGGCGGCGCGCTGAGACAGCGGCTCCAGACGTTCGCTGTTGGTGTTCGCGTCGTAGACTTTGACGTGCGGGTAGCAGAGCTTCACGCGGTCAGAGCTGGTGTTGAAGTTGATGGTGCCAGTCGGTCCGCGGCCGCTGATGGCCTGCTGGAACGTGGTGCCGATCGGCGCATCGACGTAGGCGACGGCGCCCAGTTTGTCGGCCAGGGACACCAGTTCGGTCACGATGCTGGTCTGCGTGCAGTACACCGGCGCAATCAGGATCTTCGCGAAGAAACCGAAGGCGTTGTAGGTGTCGTTCAGCAGCTTCATGCCGGTGCGGTTGCCCGCTTCGTTCACGCTGCCGATGATGTCGGCCGCGGTGACTTTCGACGGATCGGCGAAGTCGTAGCTGGCGATCACGGTGCTGCCGCTGTCGATGTTGGTGCCGACGCGGGTGATTTTCCCGGTCTGCGCATCCAGCGTGTAGTCCTGACCTTCCACGTACGGCTGAGCGTCGTCGCTCTTACGCAGCACCAGGTTGGAGACCACCGGGTTTACCAGCTGGGCGACGCCCGTGCTGTCGAACGTGACGGAGGCATTGCTGACCGAGGTCTTGTGTTTGACCGGGTCGAGCACGTTGATCACCAGTACCGTACCGGCGCCGTGGTCATAAATGGCGTCCAGCGCCTGCGGGATGGTGAATCCGCTGACCTGCGAGCCGAACTGTGCCGCGTTGGTTTCCGACACGCACAGCGTGACGTCGTTGACCGGCCCCATGGGCGCGGTGCCAATCAGGCCGATGACCGCGGATTTGACGGTCTTAATCGGGCGAGCGCCGGTTTCGACCTCAACGGTTTCGACCCCATGCAGATAATTAGCTGCCATGGTTTACCTCGTTGTTAGTAGTGGTAGAAGCGCCGTTTCCCAACGGTTGCAGAAAGCCCAGAGCGACCAACGTTTTCACGTAATCATGCTCGGCGGGCAGTTCCACCTCATGCTGGGGAAACAGCAGCNCTTCGGAGCCATCAGCCAGCGTGACGCCGCTGGTCGGGCCGTTGTAGCGGTATTTCATGTTTCGCTTTCCTTGTAAGTGACTTGTGTGAGTAATGGCCCGTCGGGCAGCGACGCGTCTTCGGTCTGCAGCGTTTCCGCGGTGAACCGAAGCGTGTAACGCCACAGTCCATCGCTGCTGCCCTTGCCGACGACCGTCTCTTTCTTCAGCCGGATTTTGCGGCTGCAATTCGGGAGCCGAAGCCCGCACAGCAAGCGCCGCAGCGCGTCCAGTACGGTCAGCGCCCCGTTTTGTCCGCTGGATTCGCGGCACACGACGGTGGCGCGCAGCTTGACAAGCTGCGTTTGCAGCACGATCCCGCACTCCTCCGGCTTGCGAAACGCAGAGCCGGCGTAGCGCACCAGAATCGCGCCGTCAGGATGGCTGAGGACATACTCAGCCGGTTTTCCGGGGAAAGATTCCACCTGCAAGCCGGGAAAGGCCTCGGCAATCCGGGCAACCACGGCATCAATCATCGGTGAGACGTCCATTACGCGTTCCCCCGCACGGCGCGGCGACATAGGCCGTTCGTCGTCTGAGCGCCGCAGCGCGCAAATGCCGGAAGCGCGTCGCCGCGCCGCGCGGTACGTGTGATGAACTGAACAAATTGAATCGACTGCATGACACCGTCCTGTTTTCGTAAACTGAGGTCAGTATCGCGGGAAATGGGGCGTGGGGCTTTTAACCCTATTTAGAAACACATTGGACATCAATAAGTTGCGAATTTTCGCCGAGTAGCGGTCCGTCGTGGAGTCAACGTGCGCCACCGCGCCGCAGCGCCAGCCAGAAAGGCGATAAGGCGTGGTATGAAGTTGAGGTTGGAGGCTCGGTAATGGGGGGTTCGGGGTTCGGGGTTCGGGGTTCGGGGTTCGGGGTTCGGGGTTGGACGCTGGAAGTAAACAGTTTGGATATGGGAGAAGTGACGCATGAAAAATGGAGACAGCAGAATTTGAGATGTCAGCCGCAGGCGACAACGCTTTAAGTAAAAAGCGACATGGAAGTTGAGCCGTTGGGTTCAGGCGACAATGCCTTAAGCAAAAGCGACACCGCTATTCAGCCGTCGGGTACAGACGACAATGCCTTAAGCAAAAGCGACACCGCTATTCTGCCGTCGGGTTCAGACGACAACGACTTAAGCAAAAAACGACACCGCTATTCAGCCGTCGGGTACAGACGACAATGCCCCAAGCAAAAAGCGACACGGGATTGAGCCGTCGCGGAATGCCGACATAGGGGGAGAGGGAGGGACGTCGCCGCATCATGAAAGCGTCTCCGCGATGAAGAGGACGCGCGAAGACGCTTGGGTTTAGTCGTGCCAATATTTGGTGGGGTGGGCGATGCCGGGCAGGCTGTCGACCGTGTAGTCGACCAGATCCGCGCCAAGGCGGGTGAGGCTCACGGTCCCGCTGCCGTACGGTTCGGGCTTGACCGAAATCGTGTGGCTTTCGGTCAGATAGTCCAGCGCCCTACGCAATTCGGGCGCCGTGACATCGGGATAGATCCCGCGAATCACCTCCAGCAGAAAAAACAGGCTGACGGGATACGGCCGCGCACGGCTTAGCGTCACCAGGACATGCCAGCGCATGGACTCCTGACGCAATCGAGACATCTCCACCGCTAGGATCTCCCATGCTGTTGCACCAGCTCCAACTTGTTGTAAAGCGCGTCGAGCTTGGCTTCAATGACCGTTTGTCCGCGAATGTAGTCCTCGCGGCGCACATAGTTCAGCGGCAAATCGGCCTTGAACGCCATAAATTCGCGCTCCAGGCTGTTTAGGTCGCCCATACTGGTTCTGAAACTGGTGTCCAGCGCCAGGAATTGCTCGGCCTGACGCTTCTCCATTTGGGCAAAAAACATCTTCGCGACCGCGAAAACGAAGCCCATGAAGGAGAGAAGCAGACCGACCAGCGTCCAGAATTCAATCTCGACCTTCATTTTTCCAGCCCCGCGATATAGTCCAAAAGCCCATTCACCTGGGCGGCGAGCCGTTGATAGGCGGCGCCGATTTCAGTGGCGTGGGCGAGGAGATCGCGCTGGGCGACGCCGGAATCGCGTAGCCGGGGATCAACGGCGGCAACGGCTCCGGACGCGCCGCCAGCGCCGCGGACAACGGCGGCGGCGTTTCCCGCATTGGCGGTGAGGGAAGACAGGCCGAAGGCGGCGTTGTACTGCTGCACGAAGCCAGCAGTAAACACGCACTCGATAGCGTGACTCTGACCGCGTTCATCTTGCCAACGATGGGTAACATCATCAATTTTCCTTTGTAGCTGTTGATGGGTACGACGCAGGTCGGACACGGTGGCGAGATAGCGTTTTTCCGCCTCCGCCGCTGAAACAACCTGCTGTTGATAGCGCTGCTGCCAGGCCGTCAGGGCCTCGTTATCCTCTTCGGCCTGCGCCAGCAGCGCCTGCTCGTGGCGGTTTTGCAGCTCGCTCAGCGCCAGTTCGCCGTCGCGGGCGGCCTGAGCCTGTCCGCGCTTATAGCCGTTGTCGTACAGGCCCCAGGCCAGCAACAGCACCAGTATGAAAGCGCCCAGCCAGCGCCACGGGATCAGATTAGTGAACACAGCTGGCGTCTCCCCATGTCAGATAGCGCGGCGCCAGCTCCTTCAGGATGCGCTGCGGATAGTGGCGATTTTCGCGGAAGTTGGCGGCGCTGCGGCCCGCGTTGACGTTTTCGACGTGGGAGAACCAGCGCTGACCGTTCAACCCTCGCGTTTCCGCCAGACGGCGGTCGCGCTGCACCCAGCCGAGTCCCCCGTTATAGGCCGACAACGTCATCGCCATCCGCTCACAAGGGTTGGCGCCGCGCAGACGCTCCCACAACCAGTGGTCGTATTGCGTAAGCGCGCGTATAGCCCAGCCGGGATTAAAGGGTTGATTTGTATTGAGTTCGGGCATGATGCCGCTGAACCACTCGGCGGTGGCGGGCATAAACTGCGCCAGCCCCTGCGCGCCGACGGGCGACACTGCCTGCGGATTCCAGCCGCTCTCCTGATGCAGCTGGGCGGCGAAGTCGGCCACCGGCGCTGACAGCCCCCACTCCATCCGGGCGCTGCGGATCAGCTCGCTGCGATAGCGCTGCGCGGCGGCGGGCGCTTTATCGTCGGCATGAACCAAACGCGGCGCTCCGCCCCACGACGCCAGCAGCAGCGCGGACAACAGCAGGCCCACGGTTTGTGGCGACAGCATGATTACAACCCCGTCGCCACAGACAGACACACGGCCGCGACGATCATCGCGCGGCGCAGCAGTACGGCGGCAAAGATCAGTTCACAGCCGACCCGCACCGGATAATGCCCGCGCGCCATCTGCTCCGGATCGTGCTCCAGATACTGCCCCAGCGAGGCTTTCGGGAACAACGAACGATCCAGCCAGTAGCCCAGCACCGCCGCCAGCGTAATCAGCGAGATCTTGTAGATCACCACCGACAGCTGTTGCGGCGACACCAGCGCGATGAGCACCAGCAGCAATACCGCCGTCAGTTGCCAGCCCAACAATCGTTCCAGCCGCATGATGCGGCGTTTTTTACTTTGCATAACAGTCTCCTTGAGAAGTGAAATGCACACAGCATTACGGAGACGATCGGGGGGTGATTGTAAACGAGATTATAGCGTCCACCGCCTTACAAGCCGCGTGGCTCAAGGGCTGGCGCTTATTTAAGCGGGGGGGGGATTCGACGGATGATTCAATGCAACGAAGCGTAAAACGCGCAGAGGGCGGGAAGCCGTATTATCCAAAAGGCGACACTCATGACACCGGCTCCATCAGCTCTCGCCCAAAAGGCGACACTCGCGACACCGGCTCCATCAGCTCTCGCCAAAAAGGCGACACTCGCGACACCGGCCTCATCAGCTCTCGCCCAAAAGGCGACACTCGCGACACCGGCCTCATCAGCTCTCGTCCAAAAGGCGACACTCACGACACCGGCTCCATCAGCTCTAGCCAAAAAAGGCGACGCTTACGACACCGGCCTCATCAGCTCTCGCCAAAAAGGCGACACTCGCGACACCGNCCTCATCAGCTCTCGTCCAAAAGGCGACNCTCATGACACCGGCTCCATCAGCTCTTGCCAAAAAAGGCGACACTCGCGACACCGGCCTCAACAGCTCTCGCCCAAAAGGCGACACTCGCGACACCGCCCTCATTAGCTCTCGTCCAAAAGGCGACACTCGCGACGCCGGCCCGTTTTCNCCCCTGTCGAGTCTGGACGCCCGAATGAAAATCCGCCATGCGATTTTTGTCCGGGGTTGTCTGTTTTTACCCCGGCGGTTGCGTCCGCGCGGGTCGCCTCCCTCGTCGGACATGCCTTCCGGCAGCACAGGAGCACAAGGGATTACGCACAGCCGGAAGATCATCCATTTGGGAAAGAGCGCCCCCCTCACGCTGACGCGTCAGGGATTCGCAAGCGCACATCTGAGAATTGGCGGATAAACGGCACCGCGCTTAAGGACGTCGGCGGGGCTCGCCGGGACCCGGTAGCGGCGCTTATCCCGTGCCCGCCGGGTTCAGGTTGGGCGGGTCATCGCCTGACGGTTAGCCTGNCTGGCCAGCCGCTACCCACCGAAATGGTTCCCACAATTCGAACCGTGCTCGCGACACTCCTGCTGGCTAATACGCTCCATGCGTCGGCTTTTGATCGTATTGCCGTTTTTATCCAGGGTATATACCGGATATCCCACGGGCTTGAAGGAGCGGTTGTTCCGCTCCGCGTCATAGTCATAGGGCGCGCACGCCAGAAGATTCGCGGAAAGCAGTGCCGTCCAAAGTGATCGAAAGCGCATCATCAGGCTCCAGGACCATAAGGTCTATCAACGAGTAAGGGCATTAAGCTAGCACGATTGACCGCAGCGAAAATCAAGAAAAGAGGTGAGATTGAGCGTTCGTTTAGGGAGAGATTTCGCGCCGCCCGAAAGCCCCGCGAGCGCCACCGCCGCGCCCCTGTCGGGCGCAGCGATCGACCGACGCAGGCGCGTCGGGTACAGCCATCAGTCAAAGGAGATCAAGACGACGGCTCGCTTGAATCGCTCGCAGCCGTCGTCCGTGCGCCCTCGGGGAACCACGAACGCCAGCACGGGTGCTAAGGCGGGTTATGCGGCGAGCGGCGAAGCATCATGATGACATCGCTTTTACGCCCGCACGCAGCAACAATATCGGGTAGCGGTCCGTGTTCGAATAACATGAAAAATGACGTCATAAGAAGGGCCATGTTCCGCACGGGAGGGTGCCGTTGCCGCCCACGCTCCCACGCGGAACTTTATGGGTATATTCCAGGGAAATAACAATGAATCAAATAAATACATCAGCCTGCGGTTATTGTTGATAGGGACTGTCCACAGTCTTTTTTTCGCCTTCGCTTATTTTATGGTCCGGCCGCGCCAGCATATTTCGCACATCGCCGGAACGCGTGTACGTTACGGCGCCATTAAATGGCTTCGGCAAAGATTATGAATGTCTGTACTCGGCACGAAAATCTGGGATAAAACGCTCCCACCGCGCGATAAGGCTTCTGGGGACTCCGCAAGGCGTCAGGTATTACCATTACATGCCTCGACGAAACAAAATGACATCGATAGTATCAATAATAGTCTGATTTTCCGTGGCTATCCGGGATTCGATTTTCCGGATCTTCTCCAGGTTTTTACCTGCCAGGGTGACCAAACATACCCAGCTGGCATAAATAATCAGTTTCTTTTCGTCTAAATCTAACAAGGTGGGTTTTTGGTGGAGTATAAGAAAAATATTCCACAGAACAAAAATAAACGCGCCAGAAATCAATCCGAATAAGAGGATGCATGGGATATTGAAATAACAGCGGCGCGAGGATTCATTTCGGTTTGATATCAAGGCTTTTTTCATATTCAGTAAAGTGCGGTCATCCATCTCGTGCAACTCTGGGGGTCGTCTTACCGGCGCGGGATTTATATTCACGACGGACCCGACATGTATGGAGCCAGGATTATCCCCCCCGACGCTTATCGTTATTTGTCGCTCCAGGTTCTCTTGAGGCAGCATTTTTAAACTGCCCGCGACCTGATCTGCAAGCTCCTGTAATTCATTATCTCTTCTGTCCATGATTAGTCCTTTATATTATCAATGATTTATAACCAACTTCAGCACGCTATCAATCCTATCATTATCAATAGCAGGTTCTTTAATTAGGAAGTTATATATTTTTGCTGATTGTAATACGAGTTCCGCTGGCGTCCAGCGTCGTCCCGCATGTTTGGCCAGCATTTCCAATTTTAGGACAATTTTTGCGAGCAGCTCCGCATCCAATGCGCCAGCACGCGTCTCCGATGACACGCCCTGCTCGCCGGTTAAAATGAATTGCACGTTCGCGCCCGCTTTTGCAAACGCAGCGAACACATCGCCTCCTGGCACCGCGACGCCACGCTCATATTTGCTCCACATTTCACGAGAAACGCCACATCTGGCCGCGGCTTCGTCCTGTTTTAACGCTAGCCGACTTCGCTCAGATTTTAGACGCTGAGCACAAAGAGAATCAAAGTTCACAAAAACCCCGTTGACAATGAGAACTAAAGTTCACAAAATCTATTGCACAAATAGATACTTTCTTCGTAGAAAAAGGAGCCATCTCGATGAAAACCCCCGAGCAGGTCAAGCAGCTGTTCCGGCAAAACGGTTGGACCTTCAACCGCTGGGCCGAGGAAAACGGCTACCGCCCCTCAGACGTCTACCGCGTTTTGAACGGACTCACGAAGGCGAAATACGGAAAAGGCCATGAAATTGCAGTGAAACTTGGCCTAAAAACGCCTCAACCCGTTTGATGGTTATCAACCTCCGTAACAGATTATCACATATTAAAAAAAGGAGAATGTGGCATGAGCAAGGCAAACGTATCCAGCGCAGGCGTTCGTATTCTGCGCGTTCTCAAGGCATTGCGCGGCCATACCCTGGGCGGCGTAGCGAACGGAGAACTGGCGGCGGCGCTGAATGAGTCGCCCGCCAACATCCATCGCGCGCTGCACACCTTGATTGAAGAAGGATTGGCGCAACGGCTGGACAACGGGCGTTTCGCACTGAGCATGCAGACCCTGCAAATCGCTCAGGCTCATGCCAACGAAATCGCACTCGCACAAGACCGCATCAACGAAATGAACCAGCGTTTGCTGGCCGGCAGCCGGTAGTAGAAGGACTCACACACATGGCAAGAATAAAAAATCCACCGCTTGAATTAGTTGCGGATGCCGCGTTGGCCCGCGATCTGGACGAGAACCTGAACGCGCTTTCGCAGCACCAGACGCGCATCATGCAGCAATACGGCGAAGGTCTGCCCTACGAGCGCGACCGCATTATTCACGAAGCCCGCTTTTACATGGCGCAGAGCGCGGAAGCGATGCTGGAAGCCGGTAAACGATTGGTGATCCTCAAAGAAAACGAGCCGCACGGCACCTTTACGACCATCGTCGAAAACGAACTGGGGCTAGCGCCGCAGGTGGCGCGCCGCATGATGCAGGCCAGCGTCAAGTTTCTGGGCTACGGCGACGGCTCGCAGCCAAAACGCTCATCGCTGCGCGTTCTGGGCAAAACCAAATTGTATGAACTGATGGTGCTGGACGACGACGATCTGGACCAGTTGGCGGAAGGCGGCACGGTGGCGGGCGCGACGCTCGACGAGATCGACCGCATGACCAGCCGCGAACTGAAGGCCGCCCTGCGCGAATCCCGCGAGAACAGCGCCGCTCAGCAGCGGGTGCTGGCGGATAAAAACAGCAAAATCGACGAGCTGGCCACCCGGCTTGCGAAAAAGTCCCGCATCGCCNCTCCCGAACCAGACCCGCAGAGCGCCCAACTGCGGGCCGAAGTCAGCGCCATCGCCTTCGACGCCGAAGCGCATCTGCTCGGCAAACTGCAGGCCGGTTTCAGCGAGCTGCTCAACAGCCACGACGCCCTGCAGTCGCCGCCGACCGAATTCATGAACGGCCTGCTGTGCCAGCTGGAGCGCGCCATCCATCAGCTGCGCGAGCGCTTCTTCCTGGACGAGGCGCCGAACGCCAGCCTGAAACCGGCCTGGCTCGACGCCCCTGAACCTCGCCTGCCCCACACCGAGACGGTCTGAGGAGTGATGATGAACGCCGCCCTGACGGAAAAACTGGTCGCTGTCGCCCGCGCCGCGCGCGAAGCCGGACACGGCAGCCGCGGTCCGATCTACGACGCCGCGTGCGCCGAACTGGGGATGTCCCGCGGGACATTGCTGCGCAAGCTGAAGACCGTGGCGATGCCCCGCCGCCCTCGCAAGCAGCGCAGCGACGCCGGCAACAGCGCCCTGACCCGCGAAGAAGCCGCCCTGCTGGCCGCCACGCTGATGGAAGCCACGCGGAAAAACGGCAAACGCCTGTACGCGATAGCGGATGCGGCGGACACCCTGCGCGCCAACGGCCTGATCGACGCCAGCCGCATGGACCCGGCCACCGGCGAGTGCATCCCGCTGTCCGCCTCCACGCTGAGCCGCGCGCTGCGCAACTACGGCCTGCATCCAGACCAACTGAGCGCCCCCGCGCCGGTCACCGAACTGGCGAGCCGTCACCCCAACCACGTCTGGGAAATCGACGCGTCGCTCTGCACGCTCTACTACCTCAGCAACGGCCGCAAAGGGTTGCAGGTGATGGACAGCGCGCGCTTCTACAAAAACAAGCCCGCCAACCTGGCGCGCATCGCCAGCGACCGGGTGTGGAGCTACGAAATCACCGACCACGCCACCGGCTGGATCTACGTGGAATACGTGATGGGCGCGGAGTCCGGCGAGAACCTGTGCTCGGTGCTGATCAACGCGATGCAGGCGCGCGGCGGCGCCGACGTCCTGCACGGCGTGCCGAAGATCCTCTACCTCGACCCCGGCTCCGCCAACACCGCCAGCATGACCCGCAACCTGTGCCAGTCGCTCGGCATTGAGCTGATCGCCCACAAAGCGCACTCGGCCCGCGCCACCGGCCAGGTTGAGAAAGCGCGCGACATCATCGAACGCAAACTGGAGCCGGGCCTGAAGTTCCAACCGGTCCACAGCCTGGAAGAGTTGAACGCGCTGGCCGCCAAGTGGCGCAGTCACTTCAACGCCACCGCCATCCACAGCCGCACCGGAATGACCCGCACCGCCGCGTGGCTGAACATCAGCGACAGCGAGCTGGTGAAAGCGCCGTCGCGCGACGTGTGCCGCGAGCTGGCGGTCTCCTCGCCGGAGACCCGCAAAGTGACGCCGAAACTGCGCGTCTCGTTCCGCGGCGTGGAGTACGACGTGTCGTCGGTGCCGGACGTCATGGTCGGCCAGACGCTGCGCATCACCCGCAACCCGTGGCGCAGCCGCTGCGCGCAGGTCGTGATGATGGGCGAGGACGGCTACGAGCACTACTGGCAGGTCGAAGAGGTCGAGAAGGACGCCTACGGCTTCGCCGCCTCCGCGCCCGTCATCGGCGAGCNTTTCCGCGCGCAGGCCGCCACGCCCGCGCAGACGGCCAAAGCCGAGCTGGAGCAACGCATCACCGAGACGGAAAACGCGACGGACGCCGCCGATGCCCGCCGCCGCCACGCCCTGCCGTTCGGCGGACGGCTCGACCCGTACAAGCAGATCGACGACGCCGAGTTGCCGAGCTATCTGCCACGGCGCGGCCAGCCCTCGCCGGTGCGCGCCCCGCGCGTCGAACAGCGTCCGCTGAGCCACGTCGAAGCCGCCCGCCTGCTGCGCGAACGCTTCCTGGCCCACGGGCAGGACTGGACCTCGGCGCACTATCGCCAACTGGCCAACCGCTATCCCGACGGCGTGCCCATCGAGGCACTGGAGCCGCTGGCCGGCGAGCTGCTTACGCCGCCCGCCCGCATCGTCAACGGGCCTTGATCCCTCGGCGCGACCGCGCCGCAACCTGAACGGGCCGACTCGCTAAGCGGCCCTCCCCGCCGACCCAGAGCGACGCGTCATCGCGCCGCCCAGGGGACGCTCAACCTTTTTTCGGCGTGACGGCACGTCGCAGAGACAACGCAAGACCGCAAAACGCCCCGACGGCACGCCGTCAGGAAACGATCGCCACGCGTTATGGAGGCAAGGATGTTATTGAAAAAACAGGTGTTGCACCCCGAGACCCGCAAAGCGTTCGGACTGTTCCGCGACCCGTTTGCGGAAGACGCACTGCTCGGTGCAGAGGACGTGTTCGTCACGCCCGATATCCGTTATGTGCGGGAAGCGCTGCATCAGACCGCGTGCTACGGCGGTTTTCTGGCGGTGATCGGCGAGTCCGGCGCGGGCAAGTCCACGCTGCGCCGCGACCTGGTCGACCGTCTGGAGCGCGAGCGCGCCCCGGTCGTCGTCATCGAACCTTACACGCTGGCGATGGAAGACAACGACGTCAAAGGCAAAACGCTGAAGGCCGCGGGCATCGCCGAGGCGGTGATCAGCACGCTGGCGCCGCTCGAACGCATCAGACGCACTCAGGACGCCCGCTTCCGCCAGATGCACCGGTTGCTGCGCGACAGCAGCCGCAGCGGATACAGCCATGTGCTGATCATCGAAGAAGCGCACAGCCTGCCGATCCCCACGCTCAAGCATCTCAAGCGCTTTTTCGAACTGGAGAGCGGCTTCAAAAAACTGCTCTCCATCGTGCTGATCGGCCAGCCGGAGCTGGCGTCGAAGCTCAGCGAGCGCAACCCCGAGGTGCGCGAAGTGGTGCAGCGCTGTGAAGTGGTCGAACTGCGGCCGCTGGACGGGGCGCTGGCGGACTTTCTCAGCTTCAAACTGGGCCGCGTCGGCAAAACGCTCGACGAGGTGATCGACGACGGCGCGCTGGACGCCCTCCGCGCCCGACTCAGCTTTCACACGGGCGGCCGTCAGACGGTCAGCCTGCTTTACCCCCTTGCTATCGGCAACCTGATGATCGCCGCCATGAATCTGGCAGCCAGCATCGGCATCCCCCTCATCAATTCAGACGTCATTAAAGGACTCTAATCATGGCCAAAATCATCATCAACATTACGCATAAAAAAGAAACAGCGGCGCGCGGACTGAGCGCGGTGGACCTGTCTTGCGCCGTCACGGCGGAGCTGGAGGACCACGAAGAGCAGGTGACGCTGCTGATGACTCAACTGCTGGGCGCCGGGCTGCCGGACCTGATCGAGTCCGCCAACGACCAGTTGGTCATGCTGCTGGAAGACCAGGGGGTGCGGGTGGCGGAAGCGACCGTCACGCCGCTGGACGACGATACCGCCGCGGCGTCGGACGACACGGGAGGCGCCCGCCCATAAGACACTGACCGGCGTCCGCGCCGGTCGCCATCGCTCCGTTAACGGGGAAAATCGTAGTGAAATCAATAATTTTTGACATCAAAAAGAGGAATACATCATGACAAACAGCAACAGTTTTCGCAGTAAAGGCCCGGAGCTGCTGGTCGAGCTCGCTCAGCACACTTCCAACATTCTGCACGAGGCCGTCGACATGGACACCCGCACCGCCGACCAGATCGGCGAAGCCGTCGCCAGCCGGATGATGCAGGTCTGGGGCGGGCAAAACGTCTACTTCCCGATGGGGATGGCCTGGAGAGTCAGCCAGCGCGACCAGGAGATCTTCAACGACTTCAACGGCAAAAACCATCACGATCTGGCCCGCAAATACGGCGTTTCGCTGCAGTGGATCTACAGCGTCGTCAAGCGCGTCCGCAAAGAGGAACAGGCGCGCATACAAGGCTCGCTGTTTGAAGGAGGCGCCGCCAGAGACAGCACCGCCGACGACGACTGA